GTTTACTGGTCCCCAGTAGCGTGTTGGCACTCTCTATAAAAATGACGTTAAATTTACCGATTAAACCGTTAAACGAGCGCAGCGCATTGGAAAGGTTCAGCCCTCCCTGGATAAACTGAAACGCCCAGTTATATTTACCCTCCCGCACCGTTTTAACCGTGCCGTAGCCAAAGGTCTGGCGCGTTGGGTCCTCGGTGTTATCGGTTATAGCCTCGAAAGGCTGAAAAGGGTAAATTCGCTGGCCCTCTGGGGCCATAACCGCGTCGCCTAAAGTTTCAGCTATGTTGGCGTCGCTTAACTCCTCCTCGGTAAATACTTTGTTTTTGGGGACGTAAATAGCCCCGATAATTAAACGCGGGTCAAAATAACACTCGCAAATGCCAGTATTTTTGACGTCGGACCCGCAAAAAATTTTGTTTAAGCCTTCCATGTTTTAAAATTTATGCAGTTATTTAAATAAGTTCTCAGCTGTAAATCCGCTATCTCTATGCCGTCCAGTATGTCGTCAAATAAATAGCCCGCGTTTCCGTATAGCGCCGGGTCGCCCCAGTGGGGGCGGTCTATGCGCCTGTGTTGAAAAGGCCCGTATTGCATGAATAAACCAGAAAATTTAAGCTGCGCCATTAACTCGTCGTAGATAGGCACCAGCACGGGGTTAAAAACATTGGCCTCCCTTTGTGGCCTGGTAATGTCTTTACGGCTGGTGTGCAAAACCATTAGCTTAACGTCCACCACCCCGTAAATGCCCAGCGCCCCGTTGGTTACTCCAAAGTCCTCAAACAGTACCACCAGCGGGTAGCGGTTTGGCTTATCGGTTTTACCCTTTGCCATTAGCCGCTCCTTTACGTCGTTATAGTGCCCGTACTCATAATGCACGCCAGTTATACCAGGGTCCACCGCTTGCAAAGTGGGCAAAACGGCGGCACTGGTTTTTGCTACCAGGCCGCGCATTAGGTCCACTATGCGAACGGGGGCTATCATAATCCTAACGAGTTTATTTTTTTAAACAGGTCGTCGCACCCTGGCGGCTCGTCGTGGCAGCTGCACCCACATTCGCAGTGTCCTGGGTAGTTACATATCTGCCACTCCGGGTAAATACTGGCGTTTGCCGTCATATAGCCTTTTAGCAAGTTGTTGAGGTCGCACATTCTATTCCAGCTATCCACCAGGCGGTCCACGCTGGCCACGCGCCTGTTATTATCAGTCTCCGAAACGACCATGCCCGTTAGGGCGAAGTCGGTTACCTTGTTGTCCACGTACTGGTAATAAACAAAGTAAGCTATCGGGCTGGGCCTAGCCATAAAGCCAGGCCAGCGGTAAGTGCAGCCGTTTTGGGTAAAGGTGCCGCCGTTTAGCAGCGCCAGGTACCTGTCCTCGGCTGGCAGGCCCGACCCAGAGGTGGCAGCGTCGAAAAGCTGCCAAAGGTTATAGCCTAAAACACATTGTAAATATTGGGGTTCGTACTCCTCTATAAATGCGTCCACGTCGGCCAGTCCCTCGGTGTTACCCGTCTGGGGTAGGTTTCGCTTATTGGTAAAGTATGTGCTATCTATTAACATTTACTTGCCTGTGGCGTTTATTAGGTTTGCCTTTTTTTCAGCCTTTAGCCGCCTTATTATTGGCTCCGGGTCATGTTTTTTAACTTCCATCTTTACGCCTTTTGCCTCCAGTTTTTTAACTATCGAATAGTGTATGGCGTGCGTGGACCCTTTGCGGTAAATTATTTCCTGCGGCTCCTTTGCTTTTCCTGGTGCGCTCATATAGTCCTCCTTAAAGACGACTATACGGGTGTTTTTTTCTTTGTTATTCATGTTTAATTTTTTGGCATAGAAACGACGGCGTTATGCTTCAATAGCCGCCTTAATGTTGGCCCAGGTGTCGTATACCACCGAGTTTTCCCTATTCTCAGGAATAAAGGAAAGGAAACGCTGGTAGCCCCTAAAGCTGGTGCGGTCATAGCGGAAGTCCTCACCATTTAGGCCACGCTCGAAAACCATAGACCCGTACGCATAAATTTTAAAACCTAATTCTTTAGCTATTACCAAAACGTGGGTGCTAGGCACGTCCTCCTCGTCTACTGCCACCACTTCCACGCCAGCAATATAAATGCGGCCTGTGTTGGAGGTATAAACCAGGTTCTGGTTTTGGTAACGCTGCTGAGTATCTTTTAAATGTAAAATCTGGTACCAAACGTCTGAGGAAACAAAGGCCACGCCTGCCTCCTCTTTGCGGTAGCGCATCATGGCAAAAACGGCAATAAGCTGGTCAATATAATTGGTCGTATTGGCCGTAAACTTATTATTATAGCCAGGCGTAACTATGTACTGGGTGGCGTTCTGCTTAATGCCCAGGGGCGCGTCGGGGTCTACGGCAGGGTTATTATTTAAAAGGCCGTTGTTTATTTCTTCCCTCATTTCTGCCATAAAGTCCTCCCTTATCCACCGCTCCAGGCTAGGGACGTCCTGTAAAAGGCAATCCTCCACGGTGCCGAAAATGGCCACCTTTTTAGCCGTTGCCGTGCCAGTGGTTACCCTAAAGCTGCGCATTGGTTTCTGCTCCCCGCAAGTTATCCAGGCTGCTCCGCCGCTGTCGCCGCTGAGGCTGTCGGGGTCCGTGCCGTCCTCTACTTTAATAAGGTAAACTATTGTAGGTACGCCTATACCCTGAATATTAAAGTAGTCCAGTACTATATTGGTTTTTCTTTTTCTGAAATGTAGTTCTGGGTCCACCACCCGGCCAGTTACTGCGCTAATGTCAGTACCCGCGCCACCCATGTAAAAGGTGGCAGTGCTGAAAATTTCCGCAGCTTTGGCGGTCTCTATTTCTATTTCGGCTTTGTTATTGGTCTTTCTGCCGTCCTCAAAGGTCGCCTTAATAAAATCCTGCACTTGCTTAGTAGTTATCCTGGGGCCTGCTGAGGCACCCGTGCCACCCTCTTTATTTGCCGCCTGCTTTTCCTGTATTTCGATAATCTGGCGGTGCAGGCTCTCGTTACCGTCGTTAATGGTCTTAAGGGCCTGGTTTATCTTGTCTGACTCCATTTTACCGATATTGGCCTGGAGGTCGTTAATAACGGCCTTTAAGGTGTCTATTTCGGCCTTGTCGGCCTTTTCTCCGAGCATAACCTGGAAGCCGTCCACCTGTTTACCTATGGCGGCTATGGCCTCGGCCTCGGTCAGTTCGTCGGCTGGCGGTGCGTCGGTTTTGTACGCGATATTATGGCGGCTGGTGCCAATACGCTGGCGGCGGCTCTGTATCTTGGGCAGATAGCTGACGGACCGCGCAGGAAAGTTTAAAAATTTACGTTTCATAATTTTTTGGTTTTTAGTAATAACTTTTGTAATTCCTCTTTAACGCGGGTGCGGTCAGTAGCGGCCCGGCTCTGAGTGCCAGCTGGCGGCTCAGTCTGTTTGGGTGCGTCGTATAAAATGCCCGTGGCGTCATTGGAGCCAAAGAGCACGGCGCTGCCCTCCTTATAAATTTTCGCCTCGTAGACTGGCCAAAAATAGCCGTCTGTGTCGGCAGCTTCTTTATTTGCTATTGTGGGGTAGTAAGTGTCCCAAAGTTTCTTTTCCGCTGCCAGGTCCTTATCCTTTGAGTTAATGGCCAGGTCCAGGTTTACGTAGACCATGCGCACCGAGTTCTGGATAGGTGCCCCGGCCTTTATGGCGCGGTAGGCGTCCTGGTTAGAGTTCTCAGTAAGTCTGGCTTTAAAGATTAGCGCCTGGGTGCTCCCTTCATAGTCGCGGCCCAGTTCCCGCCAGTCCATAGTCTTTAACATAATTTCCACCTCGTTGGGGTAACTTATTACTTTACCTATGGCCAGGTTATGGTTTATTAAGTAGTATGTTTTTCCGTTTTGCTCCGTGGCGCTCTTGTCCCAAATGCCTGCCAGGTGGAGGTCCTTATGGCTGTCCAGGTAGCCCGTGGTATTTATAACCGGGTAGATATAGTCCCCGTAGCTGAGGGTCTGGCCCGGTTCGCCTTTTATTACTTCGCCGTTTTTCAGCGTGGCCTCCACTATGGTAAAGTCTACGGGGTCCGAGCACTTAATGGCGGCCTTTTTCAGGTTTATAAGCTGGGCCTTATTGGCTTTGAGCGCGGCAAATAACTGGCCCTGGGTAGAAAACTGCTGGTTTAGTTCTTTACAGGTCATTTTTTAAAGTCTTTACCGAGGTGTTTAATTTTCTCCTGGGCCTGGGCCTTTAGCTTAGGGTCCAGCTTTTTTGCCTTTTCTTGCAGCTTTTTAGTCGTTTCCTGCTGTTTCTGGCTCTGTTTCTGGTGCATTTATCGTAAAATTAGTGTCTAAAAATGCGTTTATCTGCTCTATCGGTACGCCAATTTTTAACAAGTTTGCCAGGGTCTGCACCCTGGTTTGCTGGATAGCTGCCCGCTCTTTCTCAAATACCTGGGTAAACGGTAAATGGTCCCAGCCAAAGGCTATACGTTTGCCCTTGTCAGCGTAGCCCCAGCGTTTAGCCAGTGCAGCGCCCAGCATTTCGCCAGCTGGCTCCATAGTATAGGCCACGTGCCGCGCCTGGGCCTTTTCCTGGTTCTCGTAAGTGCTTGATTGATAGGCTTCTAGTATGTCCCTGGGTATGCCGTACATATTACCGATTAGGAAATAGTCGGCCAGGTAGGAGCGGTCCAGTTCCAGCACCTTTAGGTCGTCCACAAAACGCTTTATGTCTACCATGCTTTTTACGGCGTGCACCTGTTTAGGGCCGTTGGTCTTTTCCTCTATGTCCTTTTTCTCGTCCTCGCCCATAATTTTGCGGGTAACGTCGTTGGGGTCCGTGGTACCAGCTACCAGGAACTTACCCGCGTAGCGCACGTTAATATTTTTTGAGTCCAGGCTGGCCTCGCTATTAGAAATAACTTTGTAAAGTGCGTCTATTTTGGAAAACCCTTTAAACCAGTTGCCCGTGCCGTTGGTCAGGTCGGTTATAATTACCAGCTGCTTTAGCGGAAACTCAAACCGGGTGCCGTCCTCGTAGCGGTAGAATAACTGGGTGCCCAGGACCTTGTTTAACTTTGACTCAGATAAAAAAAGTTTGTCCTTTTGCTTTTCCAGTTCCAGGGGCCACTCTATTTTATGATTTTCCAGCCAGTACATTGGCGCGTTTGGACGCTCCACCAGGTCGCTATCTACGTATAGGTAGGCATTTCCCAGCATTTTATAGAACATATAGCACCAGAGCCAATCTGCCGTAGATTGTAGCGGGTTTGGCTGCGCCAGGCGGTCCAGGGCTGGGTCCTCGTCGGCAGTGTTGCCGTTTTTCTTATACACATAAGGACGCGCCAGGCTGAAAAGGTCGCACTGGATAGAAAAAATTTTGAGTAGCGCCGGGTTTGAGAAAATGGCGGCCAGCTTTTCGGTGTCTCGGTGGTAGTCATTAAACTGAGGAGCAGCACCGAAAACGTGGTAGGGGTACCACTGGTGGTACATGCTGTCCTTTAAGTATGCCGTGCCAAATAAATTGGAAAACCAGGACAAAAGGTAAAGTTTGCCAGCGAAGTTAAGGTAAAAAAATATTTAATGTTTAAATACCTGGCACCAGATAGGCGTCTGCGGACCCACAAACGCGCCCTCTATGTTAAATGTGTAGTACTCCCAGGCCTCGCCCTCCTCCATGCCGTCGCGGTCCATTAGGATTTGGATAACCTTATTAACGTCGTATACCAGGCGAAGGTCCACGGCCTCCACGCCAATAATGGCAGCGTCCAGGCCGTCGGCCTTTAAAAACGTGGCCTCTGGGTAGGCGTCTATTATTTTGTCTAGTGTTTGCATGGTTTAAATATAATAAAAAACCCGACCTGGTGGCCGGGTTATTTTTATGCGTCTACGCCTGTGCGGCGTTTCAAAAACTCATAGGCTTTATAGCGCCCAGCCCGGCTGGATTTTCCAGTATTTTGCGAATACTTATGCGTGAAAATTACGCCACCCGCGCCCAGGTCCATAAACCAGTAAAAAACGCAGTCCTTAAGGGCTAGGCCTATCTGGTCGCCAATTATTGAATATCTGATATTTTTTGCTTTTGCGGCTGCTTCGAGTTGTTGAAAAATTGTCATTTTGTTTGTGTTTCCACAAATATAGGCTGCGCTAGCGTAACCACCTAATTTATTTTAAACTATTTTTTTTACCCGGTCGTACATAAACTCTTTTATGTGCGTAGCGTCTGGCGTGTAGTCGTCCAGGCACCAACTCAGGAGGCCGAAACGCTCCTTATACAGTACCAGGCTGTCGTTAAAAAACTGTTTCTTTTGGTTGCCGCTCATTACTATTTTAACCGAGCGCAGCATATTATTTCGCAAACTATTACGCTGGTGGACGTCGGGCTGCGGTGCGCCGTACTTTGGCAGTAGTCGCACCAGGTCCTCGAAACTCAAAAACTTATTTTCCGCCTGGAGGGCCTCAATAATGATTTTAACCCACTTAATTTGTCTAAGTTGTTTTTTAGCTGGTTTTTGGTCCACGTGGCTGGTGGTGCGCATAACTCTAATTTCTTTAGACGCTTTGGTATTATGTTTAAATCTGCTCAGACTCTCCAGGAGCAATTTATTTGCCTCTAGCCCGTCGGTTAGTGCGTCAAATTCGCGCTTATAAATCTGGTAGAGTTCCTGGGCCTCCTTAAACGGTCCCTCCTTAACGGAAATAGCGGCCATCTGGCCCGCCATTTCTGTTTCAGTTAGCTGTATCATTTTGTCTATTTGCGGTTCGCTAATATTTAGCGCGTAGTAGTCTTTTTGCATTTTGATTTAATTATAAAATTCAGGAAATAGTTTTTTAGCGTAGTACTGCGCCTGCTTTACTAGTGCGTCCAGGTTAGTAAACCAGTTACCTGGGTCCATTATACCGCAGCCTCTTACCTCCTCGTCCCCACCCCTGTAAAGGCGGTGCCGCAGTTCCTTTTCTACCCTGGCCCTGGTTATCTTCTTTGCCTTGTCCTGGTAGTCTGCCTCCAGTAAATACATTATGGCCGTTTCGATTGCGTCCACGTCTACGTAAAACTTAACGCTAATAAAACAAACCTTTTCGCCTACCTTATTTTTGTGCGTCGGTCTCATGTATCAAATTAAAGTGCGTTAGAAATATTTTATTTGCTCCCTTTACTTTGTGCGAGTGCCAGCGGGTGGCCTCTAGCCTCTGGCCTATGTAGGTGGGTATAGGCGTAAACTTTATGGCCCCGTACTCGTCCAGGCTTTTGGTGTACTCCTCCAGGCCCTGGTCGGTGAAATATAGCTGGCCGTCGCTGCCGCGCAGCCTGGTTCTGGTGTAGGAGCGTAGGCCCCGGCCTGGGTTTATTTCGGTTTTGGCGTAAATAGTCATTCTCATAAATAATGGTATACCAGGTATGAGTCTATAAAGGTCCTGGCGCTTTCCTCGGCCTCCAGGTGGCTGCGGTAGTCAAAGCCGCAGTAAAGTTCGCGGCCCTTGTTTTCTACTACCAGGTCCCAGGTAGGTGCGTCTGTGCCCTCCTGGACCCTTTCTACCGTTACCTTTACGTCGCGATAGTGGAAAAAGTATTGGTTTTCCATATTAGTTAAAGGTTTGGGTTAAAAGCAGCACGTAGCGGGCTAGTGCGTCGTTAAAAACTTTTTTTTCCATGTAGGCCACCATTTCGTTTACGTTGGTGTGCGCTTTCTCCAGTGCGTCCAGGATTACGGTTTGTACGGCTATTTCGGCGGCTAAATTTGCGGTCATATTGTTTGCTTTTGTTCCACAAATATAGGTAGCGGAAACGTAACCACCAAATTTATTTTAAAACTATTTTTTTATAGGCCGACCGTGGCGTGGCTATGCTTAAAAATTCGGTGTCCTGTATCTGGTAGCCCAGGCTCCAGCCCTGGTTAATGTACTGGCCATAGTACGGGTGGTCCCTGGGGACCGTTACGGCCTTTATGTTAATGTACCACTTACGGCCCCGGCAATACTTACCTATTACGCGCCAGTACTTAATCGGGGAAAGGTGGCTGCTACCGTCGCTAATAGGGTGCCCTGCCACGGCCCGGCGCATACCAAAGCTGGCCGTTATTACGTCGCCCACGGCCAACTCTCTGGGCCTTACTGTTACCTGGTCGTGCGGTCCTGCTAATAGTTCTATATTCATGTTAATAAATTTTACGTCTTAAGCGTTTACGGTTTGCTGGTGTGTCCAGGTGCAGCCCGTCCAGGGTCCGCACTCTAATTTTATGCTGGTGGCGGTAGAGGAAACGCTGGCGGCCCTCCTGGGTCAAAAGGAACTTAGTTATTTTCCTGGTCATATCGCTATTTAACTCCAGGGCCACCACGTACAAAGATTTTTTTTCAGCTAGTAATTTTTCCAGCATAGATATTGGTTAAAGGCCCAGGCCTGGAGGCCTGGACCTGGTGAAAGATTATTTTTTGTAGGCTATTGTAGCGTAGCCCACCATACGGTCGTCGGCCAGCTGGTGCGAGTTCATTTTTAACGTCTTGCCGTGGTCGCCTTTGCCTACCAGGTCGCGGCGGCCAAAGTAGTACGCGCCGTTAATGGTGCAGGCCTCGTATACTCTATTACTGTTGCGCTCAGATATTACCACGCCGTTTTCGTCGGTTACGGTATAATGAAATTTTGCGCTTTTGTTTCCTGTCTCTTTTACGTTTAGTGTGTAAGTCATTTTGTTTGTGTTTTGTTCCACAAATATAGGTAGCGGAAACGTAACCACCAAATAAAAATAAAATTATTTTTCCAGGTAGGCTATTAGTGCAGGCTCCAGACCAGCCGCCCTGAGTATTTTAACTAGTTTCCCGTGCAGGCCTTTGCCGATTAGGTCCACCCGGCTAAAGTAGTGGCGGCTGTCCAGGGTGGCAGCTACGTAGCGCCTATTACTTTTACGCTCACTTACGACGCGCCCCGTCTCCAGGTCCACGACCCGGTAGTGGTAGCGCGGCGTAGTGCGTGCCCCGTTGGCCCTTATTTGCACGGTCAGCTTATACATAGACCTCAATAAATACAGCCTCCTGGCGGTCCGGGTCAGGCCTTTGCACCTGGCGGCCCAGTATCATGCCCTTTAGCAGGCCGCCCTCTACCGTGCCATGCTTTACCCTGGCCGTTACCTGGTCGGCAGCTGCGCGGGTCCTTAGCAGTATGCGGTCGTAGTACTGGCCCCTGTGGTACTCAACTACCAGGGCCGGGTCCAGGCCAAAACGGTGCGCCCCGTATAGGCGGTCGTTGGCATACCTGGGCGCTGGCGTTTCCTCGACCAGTGCGTGGCCGTGGCGGCGTAGCATTTCATTAAACTGACTGTTGATTTTTTGCTCCTCTCTTGTCATGGGTTTGAATTAAGGGCCACCCGTTGGCCGGGTAGCCCTGGTTAGTAAATTATTTTTTAACGGCCAGTATAAACTTGCCGCAGCTGTTATAAACCTCTATGCCTGTGAAAATACTGTCCTCGTAGGCCGTGAAGTAGTCGCGGCTGGAGCCTACAAACCAGGCACCTTCAACGCCCAGCGTCTCGTCCAGGTTTGCTAGCGTGCCGTAGGCCATTTTAAAACCGCCGTGGACGCACTCGCAGCCGTCGGTCATGCCGGAAAATGCGCTTTTTACGTTAATGTAAAGGTCGGCCTGGTTTTTCTTAATGAAGGTCTTAACTGTGGTGCGGGTGATTTTTTTCATTTGTTTGCTTTTGTTCCACAAATATAGGTTGCGGTAACGTAACCACCAAATTTTCGGCAAAATATTTTTTTAGGATAGTGTCCACCAGGTTAGCTACGGTACGGTTCTGGCGCACGGCCTCGACCTCCAGCTGGGCCAGGACCTCCTCATTTATGCGCATGGTATAGCTTTTTTTCATTTCGTATTATATTTAGCGGTGGAGGCAAAAATGGCGCGGTCCGCCGCCTGGGCCAGGACCCGGCAAACCTTAGCGTAGTAGCGGTCCGCCTCCTCCAGGCTAACGTAAAAGCGTTTAGTGGTCTGGTTCCCGTCCTGGGCCAGGAGCACGGCAAAACCGAGGCCCTCCTGGCAAAGTTTAATTTCCCAGTTATTACTAAAAAGGCGGTATCTAATGCAAATGCGGTCTGAAAAGTTCATAATTTATTAAAGTTTAGTATAGAGGCCTGTTACGCCAGAAAAAATATTTTGCAGCTGGTCGCAGTATGCGCCCTCAAATTTTGCGACCTCAGCGAAATTAAAATTTTTGTCAGCCCTGGCCAGGAAAGTTACGGTATAGGTGTCGTTAGGCATTAACTCAATACGGCAATATTTTGCGCGGCTGGCATTTTTAGCCAGGTGGAAAGATAGGGCGCACTTATCGCTGGTAAAGTTCTTACTGCCAGTCATTAAGATAAACATTTTACCACCCAGCTGGTTTAAGATTTCGGTAGCTACTGCTAAATTCATTTGTTTGTTGTTTAGATTGCAAATATCGGGTGCGGTATCGTAACCACCAAAATAAAACTTTAAAAATACAAAGTTATTTTTTGGTGGCGTTATGGTTATTCTGGTTACTTCCCGTACTCGTTCCAAATTTCCAGCGCCGGGTGCTGCTTACCGTCCATAAGCTGGTTAAAAACGTGCGCCCAGGCTACCACCTTAAGGTCGTCCTGGCTGGCCGCAGCTTTAGCACCGCCCCAGTAGAACTGGCCACCACGGACAAAGCCGATATAATTAAACTGGCCGCGGCCTATGGCTGGACCAAATAAGGCGTGTATAAATACTATGTCCGTCTGGCCGTCCTTTGGCGCTACGGCCTTGTAAGTAAACGAGCGGGCAGTAACCGCGTTTTTAATAGTGTAGACGTTGCCGCCAGTGCAGATAAAGGGCACTAGCTTAGTCGTTACCAGGGCGCGGGTGCTGGGTTTGTAGGGCTGGGTCCAGTTGTTTGTCATGGTGCAAATATAGGGTGCGGTATCGTAACCACCAAATAAAAATAAAAAAAAACCAGGCATAAAAATACCCGGTAATTTCTTTATCCGTATACCCTCTGAAAAACTAGGATTTAAATATAATAAAAAAGGGCCAAACGTGGAAACGTCCGGCCCTAGAGTTAAATAAAAAGGCTCTAGTTGTTACCATACAAAGATAAAGGCCCGCAGCGTAAAAACGGCGGGCCGAGGTTTTCACCTTCAAAAATAGTCGTACTGTTATCAAAACTTGGTATAAAGTAGCAGCAAAAAAAAGGCCAGCCTGGACGAGAGGCTGGCGCAAACAACAAACAAATTTTTCCGGCCAAAGTAGAGACAAAGGCCCGCCACAATATACGAAAAAGGCCCCAGGTAGAAACGCCGGGGCCGTGGAAAGTAAGAAAAAGCAACACTATTTTATAACGCCCTGGGTTTGCAGATACGTGGCCACGTAGCGTACGGCGTCCATGTGATGGTTGTCCAGGTCCTCTGGCTCCTCCAGCACTATGCCGTAGCGGTCCACCTTGCGGCTGTAATTCTCCTGCTCCTGGCGCACGTTTACGCTGTCAGCGGTAAAGTATACCCTTAGATTAGATAGCAGGCTAATGCCGTCTATTATGGACCCTGGAGGCTTTGGGGCAGCTATGGCGTACTCCCAGCCAGCCTGGCGCAGCGCCAGTATTTTAAGCCGTCGGTTTGGGTCGCAAATAATTTCACTGGTGAAAGGGACCGCCAGGTGGCTAAAGAGCCAGTTTACTATACCCTCCTCGGCCCCCAGTATCTGCTCCCGGTCCGTTAAGGTCATTTTATCGCGCAGCGTGTTTTCGCTGCTATAATTAAGTTCTCTGACGTACAGACCACCGTCGTAGTACTTCACCTCACTAATAGCCCAGGGGTCGCAAATTCCCCAGTCGCACCCGTAATAAAGTGGCACGTCCAGGGCCAGGTACTCAGCCAGGGAAATTTCAGACCAGGAAAAAATACGGTTTGGCTTTTCGGCTCTCAGGCCCAGGCCGTAGACGCTCCAATTATAGGCGTTTGCGCTGCGTTTATACTCGTTATTTTGACAGCGTGCCAGTTCGGTGGTATACTTACCCGCCAGGCCCTTTGGGTTTGCTACGCAGCTGTACGTCTCAGCCTCCCCAGGCGTTAGTAACTTGTGGAGCACTGCGTGGCTGTCCTTTATGGTCTGGTAGCTTAGGATTTTCTCCCGCTGGGCCTCTGGGCAAAATGGATTGTCCCTAAAGGTCGAGTTTATAACTATGGTGCGCTCGTCTCTCTCCAGGTCCTCTACCCAGTGCGCCTGGCGTGGGTTCCAGTCTATAAAAATAAAGTCCTCTGTACGCTGGTCTATCTGGTCGAAAACGTCCTTACTTATTTTGTATGGCTCATTTAACCAGGCCGCGTTCTGGTTCAGCCCGTGCACGCTCACGCTGTCGTCGGCCCCGTGCGTCTCCACCCTGGACCCGGTAGCGTAGCGTAGGTAGGTCTTTGTGGCGTTAAATTTATTCTGGAACTGCCAGCGGCCCGTAGCCATTAAACGCTTTTCCAGGTCGTTCCAGACCGTATCTACACAATCCACTTTTGTATCGCGCCAGATAGTAAAGCGTTTATTTTTCTCTTTGCGTGCCAGGGTATCAAAACAATCTATTAACGAGTAGGTTTTAGACGAGCGGCTGGACCATTTATTTGCTATGTACTTATACCGCCTGGTGCCGTCTGGATTTACGGCGTGCACGGCGTCCCAGTTACGGTTAAATACACTGGTAACGCGCATTTCTATTACGGGCCTCTCCTCAGCGTTCCCATTTACTTGCATTGGGGTAGAGTTTATTTATAAAATACAAAAAGTCGTGGTTTATAACGCTCTCGTGGGTGGAAAAAAACGGCCTATCTTTCACCAGGTCCTCCAGTTCGCCCAGGTTGTGCTCCCCCCGCACTTTACAGTCGGCCAGGTACGGCCCAGGGACCAGTCCATTTGCGTAGGTGGTTTTTATTGGTGTCTGTCCGTCCATAGCCTCAAAGGTAGCCAGGAAACGGTCGCGGCGCATAATCATTGGTACATGAATATCATAATTTAGCCACCCAGGGCCGCAGTTTTCATACATGCGCCTATAATCTTTACGCTGGTGGCGCACTGCCAGGTCCTCGCATGTCGTGTCGTGGTAGTTAGGTAGGTCTATGCCAAAGTCCTCCAGTGCGTAGTAGTCGTCGTTAGAGTATAAAAAAACCGGGTCCTGGCAGGCCATTACCTTTATCTGCATACTTTTCTCTTTCTCGCCCTCGAAGTCCGCCCTGGCTATATGGTCCCCGTCGTACCACTCTGGGCGGTCGCCTATCAGTAGCACCCCGGTAAGTGCGTTAAAATGGCGGACCATAGAGCGTATAGCGTACTTTAACTC